TGCCATTGTAGATTGCTTTCTCTTGACAGAAATCTTCTGTAGCATCAATCAACCATTTAGTGTCAGACACCTCAGGGTCGATTGTGATTTGTTTGACTAGTGCAACAGTTCTCTTGTGCTGGTCGTCTGTTAAGTTTACTCTCTTATCAATCTCAATGACCAACGCTTCTTTCGTTGGCATTGTATTGTACTTGTTCACATAGTTTTGAATCTCATCAAACAATAATTTTTCTGAAGACTCTTGAAAATATTCGCCTTTAATGAATGGTAAAGTTTTTCGTGTGTACTCTTCATCCAGTAATAGGTGTTTGAGTATTTTTTGTTCCAAGTTCATTCTTATACCTTTTCTCTGCTTCGTCTAATGCATGTTTCAGCAAATCATTTAAAATCTCACCAAGTCGTGACTCAAAAGCATCATTGCCTTTGAGTGCTTGATGTTCTTCACTTATTATATCATAGTTGAAGCCAATTGAATAGGTTCCGTCAGGATTTTCTTCCTCGGAGAAGTTAATCTCACCAAAATGAAATACGGTGTCTTTAAAATCTCCAGCAGTAATTTTAATTGTAGCGACAACATCTTTATCTTTATATCTGATATCGCTTTCGGTAATCTCATAAGTTTCTTCAATCTTCATTTGTCAATTCCACTTCCGCTTCTTCGACTACACTACTACCCTCATTGTCTTGCCCATACAAGAATTCTTTCTTACATGCTTCGTCAATCTGATCTAAGATATCTTTAGTGAAATACTTTTCTGGTTCTTCGTTGATGTTCTTGCCAAAGACTTTTACACCATTAGACAATTCGTAGCGAGTAGAGACTTTCTTGATGATGCCATACTTTTCTGCGATATCAAGCAAACCATAATAACGATCCAAGCCAGTACTGTATGTAATCTTGATTTCAACTTGCGAGTTTTCTTTTGTCAAACGTGATTTGTGTAACTTAGCACGAACGATGTTACCAACAACTTCAGTACCATCTTTGTCTTTACGCTTAGACAAGTAAACGATTGTGGATGCTGTGTACTTCAGACCAGAACCACCAGACATTTCTTTCATTGGAATGTACGCACCAACAACATCATAAACGTGATTCGTTACGATCAAAGGCACACCAATCTTAGCAAGTTTCAAATTCAATACACGAAACGTTGCTTTGAGAATTGCACTCTTAGTCATGTCTTTTGTTTCTTTACCTTCGGCAGTATCTTCCATCTCTTTCGTAGAAGACAACTGACCAAGCGAATCAAGAACCATCATCATTGGCTTACGCTTTGCTTGTGGCTGTGCAGAATACTTCTCAATGATTTGCAATGCAGTATGACGAAACTTTTGAATTGTATCGGGTTCAGAGATAACGACACGATTGGTATCTACGCCTCGTGTTTCCATCATAGACTTCGTAACTGCGGCTTCAGTATCAAAGTAGATAACACCACCATCAGGATTTGCATCAAGGAATTGTTTGACAATACCAAGCACAAAGAAAGTCTTACCCGTTGAAGACTCGCCAGCAAACGCTGTTACTTTATTGTTTGGTACGCCACCATAGATGCTACCACTAAGTAACGCATTAAGTGCATATGAACCTGTATCAATGCTACCACTAAACTCTGCTGACGCATCACCATCTGCTAGAATCTTTGTGTCTTCATCTTTTAATTGCTCAACCAAATCTGTAAAAAAATTACTCATAAATTATCTCTCCATAAAAACATAGTATAACATAAAATCATCCTCTAGTCAATGTCAGCACCTTATCAATTTGTTCTTGAATCTTTGCGGTACGATTAGGCCAGTAGATATATTCTTTTTCGGGATTCTTCATCAAGTTAACTAGCAATGGCATAATTAACTGTTCTAACGTTTTAAGATTTTTCTTTACTTCATCTTCCATCTTGTCACGCTCTGTGTCTAGTCCAAGTTTACCATCATTATACAATGCAAGTACTTGGTCTAGTTTATCTTCAACTCTCTGTAAAGATTCTGAAGATTGTGTTATTGTCTCACGTACAATAATGGTTTCTTCTAGTGTGTTTGGATCAACTGTTCTATTGACTTCCGATTCATCAATTGCACTAAAGCCAAAATCATCTTGTTGTCTGAATGCAAGATACTCTTGCGGTATTGTTCTTGTTGTCATGCGAAAAAACTCTCCAATGAGGAAGCACGTTCGGTTCTCCAACCAATTGTGTTTACGATTGTTTTTAATGGCTCAAGATATGCTTTATCAAACTGCGTATCGTAGTCGATATATTTTTCTACGCCAAACTCTTTTGGTAAGACTGTTAGAATAGAAAATACATTTTCTTGAACGGGATTTGGAACTTTCATGTAACAGAATTTAGTCTTGTCGCCATCCTGAATAAGCTGATACTTCTTAGTCAGTTTGTACTTCTTTAGAAACGCATTAAACATTATCGCACCACGCACATGCATAGGTGTGCCTTTTGAATATAGTTCCGAACTACTCATGTATTTAGATAAGTCGCTGACGCCACGTGGGAATGCAATGTCTTCGAACGGAAGAGTTTTGAATTCTTGTTTGAATGCTTCTACAAAAGATTGGAAGTCTTGTTCGTTGCCATTCATCACAATCTTCAAAGACTCTTTAATTTTATCTCTGCATGACATTGGTGTGGAAGACTTGACAGCTTCAATGCCCATCATCTTCAACTTTGGTTCTGCGAATCGAACACCTTCTGAATCATATACGTTTAGAATGTATCGCTTCTTCGCAGTCCAGATACCTTTGTTGGCAATCACTTCACGTTTCATCTGCATCTTCTGGTCGAATGCATTCATGTAGTCTGCTAGTTCTTGATATGCTTTGTCGATGAATGGTTCAAATTTTTCGATACATGCTTTGTTGACAAAATCAACAATTGTTTCAATTTTCGTTTCACCCTTCGATCCGTAGACCATATTAACAAGCGGACCAAGATTGACGTATACAGAGTCCGTATCCGATGCGATGACATAATCATTACCTTCAGTTTTCAATAGTTTGTTTAGATAACCATTCAACTTCATTTCAATCCATCGAATGGACAATTGACCAGACAGAGTAATTGCCTCTGCTTGTCTAATGTCAAAGAACCTAAAATATTGATTACCAAGTGCGCCATAAGCGGAGTTCAATTGTACTTTCTTTGCCAACTGCAAGTTCTTGTACTTTGAAATCTGATTTGTTATTTCACGTTTACGTTCTTTATCAGTTTCTTTTTCGTAAGCCTTTTGAGACTCAATCATTTTCTTTTTGTACAATGACCTGTCATCATACATGCGTTGCATCATAGCAGGTAAGAAGCCTTGCTTGTCACGCTTGAAGTAATGCCCATTGGCTGCCATGCAATATTCACCTTGTGCTTGATATTCGTTGTTCAACAAATTATCAATGGAGATGCTAGTGTGGCGACCTTCAACAATTGTTTCAGGTGAAACATTGTACTGCATAATCAAGTGTGGATACAATGAGTTCAAGTCAAACGACACAACCCATTCGTGCATACCAACGATTGGATCCTTCACATAAGCGCCAGCATACTGTTCGTCTTTTGGTGTACGAACATTCTGCGGAACAATAATGTTTTGTTCAATCAATTCGTTATGTATCAAAGTATCCCACATGCGTACTTGCGTGAACACATCGGTGTAATTAACTTTAGCATCATATGCAAGTGCGAGTGCCATGTCAATCAATTGCATCTTAGCATCAATACGATCCACAAGTTCAACGTCATGGATGTTATACTCAATAAACTTTTGAAAGTTTGTTTTGTATAGCTGATGCAGACTTTCAACTTCAGAGTAGTCTAATTTCTTTTCACCGAGTTCGAGATACGCAATGTGATTGAGACTAAAACTTTCTTGCTGTGAATAAGTAAACTTCTTGTACAGTTCAATGTAATCAAGAATAGCAATGCCAACCAAGTCAAATGCTACTTGTTGTTTGTTGTGAATTGTAGTTGTGCGTTCACCAATTCTACGAAATGGCGATAGACGCTTTGCTGTATTCTCACCCATGAGTTTTGTGATACGATTGTTCATGTATGGAATATCAAAGAATTGAATGTTCCAACCTGTCACAATGTCTGGTGATGTTTCTTCCCACATATCAAGAAAGCGCATGATAAGATTATTCTCATCACGGCACTTGAGATATGTTACGTCATCACGATTGTTATCATAGTCACCACAGCCAAACACATAGAAGTGTCCAGCTATCTTAAACGTGATTGCAGTAATTGGCTCAGACGCAGATGCAGGTTCAGGAAAGCCATTCTCAGAACCAACCTCAATGTCAATGTTTGCAATTTTAATTTGTGACGGATCATAATCTACTTTACCTGGATATGCTTCATTGATATAAACGTAGGGAAAGTTTGTTGAGCCATAAACTTTAAAGTTGTCAACATCTTCATATCGTTTCATAAACTCAGTAGCATCACGCATTGTGCCTTGCGATACTGCCGAAAGCGATTGTCCATCCAATGTTCGATACTCACCATCTTTAGATTGAAGATATAACGTTGGATTGTATTCGACCTTATCGCTGAATCTCTTGCCGTTGTTGTATCCACGAACAAGAATATTGTTTCCGAGTTTAGAAAAATGCGTGTAGAATTTCATTAAATGATAATGCCTTGTTTCTTTGGCAGGACAATTCCTGAACCGTATATCTCATTATACTTGTTTTCTATCTCAGGCGCAACTGTTACATCATAGATTACATTGGCACGATTGATATCTACCTTCTTCTGTTCTGAAAAGATAAGCATTGGTTGCATTTGGAGACTTGCTTTGCCATTTGGTCCCATTGCAATACCGAGTAAGCATGGGTTCTCAATTGAAACTGCAATACCAGTTCGTTCAACAATATTACCAACAATTTCCTCGCCAGTACTCAATTTTAAAATTCTAAGTTCACCTTGCATAATATCTCCATAATTAAAAATGGGGACATTGCGTCCCCATTGGTGTTATTTAAAACGCTCTGCTTTATGTTTTTTTATTTCTTGAATAGATTCAAGTAATGACATAAAGAATTTTTTAACTGATTTCATAAATCATCCTCAGTCAAAAATTGCTTAGTCGATTTTTTAGTTTTAGACTCAGTATCGACTGCATCTTTAACTTCAATCTTCTTAGGCTTCTTATGTTCTGGAATGATTCGCTCCAAAGCAATCTTCAACATGCCATTAATTAAAGCGGCATCTTGAATTTCGATCTGGTCATCTAGTGCAAATGTGCGAGTAAAGGCACGATTTGCAATTCCCCTAAACAAGAAATTATTGTTATCGTCTTTTGTATTACCAGCAACAATAAGTTTGTTGTCTTCTAAAGTGATATCAATTTCTTGCTTACCAAAACCAGCAACAGCAATTTCAATGACGTAAGTATTGTCACCAGTCTTGCGGATGTTGTAAGGTGGGTAGTTAGGAATGTTCTTAGTCACATCATCATGTATCTTTGCTAGTCGATTGAATTGCTCATCGAAACCAACGAAGAATTTATCAAAGTCTTTGAATCCTGCGCCGCCAAAGACTGCGGGTAGTGGTGTATGTCCCATATTGTATCTCCTCTTACTTAGATGAAAATGCTTTCTTAGCATCAAAAGTGTATGCAGAGAGTCCAAGAGTTGTATAAAACTTATTGACTTCTACAGCGACAGCTTTTGCGTAAGATGTTTGCGCTTCAATGAAAGTGTTGAGGGGTTTTGCAAGTTCTTCATTCTTGACGAATGTTTTGACGAATTGCGTTTTTGTGCTTTGAAAAGCATCGATAGCACTATTAATGTTTTGTAACATAGTTTCTCCTATTAAGCGAGTTTAAAAAATTCGATACCCCGAAGGCGTATCATTAATCCTGCTTACTGAATACAGGGGTACCATAACGTTGTACCAGCGTTAGACGCTCCTAAGGTAGAAGAGCCATTAACGTTCCCATCCCTGAGATACGTTTATTTATAAGGCTTAAGCCTGTCCAACCATTCTGCGTGAAACAAAATATGTTGTGTTACCTTCTGTGTTCGTTGCTGTACGAACCTTGTAGCCAATTTGGCGCAAGTCGCTCATACGGGCACGAAGGTTTTTAACGCCAAACAAAGACCGTGCTTGTGGTGCAGAGATTCCACGACCAGTACCACGCAAATATGATACCAAGAGTTCTGTCTGTGTTTTGCTAGAATTTACAAATGCCATTTTATATACCTCATCAATTAATGATAAAAAATTTACTAAGAATTATTTCTTAGCGTCTGTTTTAGCTTCCGCTTTATTAGCTTCTGCTTTTTTCGCCTCTGCTCGTTCGGCTTTCTCTTTTGGAGTAATCACTTTGGGATGTGGTTTCTCTTTAGAGTCTGCTTTAGCCGCAGGTGCTGATGCTGTTGTTGCAGGCGCAGGTTTTGTTTCTGCTGGTTTGTCTGCCGCAACGGCAACTAGGGAGAGAGTAGTAAGTGCTACTGCTGTCAATGCTGTAATGGATTTCATAGAATCTCCTAATTTGTTTTGAGATAACATTATCTCATATTATATAACGTTTGTCAAGTCCTAATGGTTGACCTAATCATCCATGCATGTTTATTAAATGCATCTTGTCGCTCTGCCATAAAGTTACTTATGTTATGGCAACGTTCTTGTTCTGCAAGTTCGTATGTGCGTTGAATGCTTGTCAACATTGTTGGAATATCATCCGATAATCTTTGCAACATTACTTCTGCTGGTGGCACAGTTTCGTCACCTTGAATCTGTGACAACTGGATGAAGCGATTAAAACTTCCTGGTGCATATGCATCAAGTGTTCGAATCTCTTCAGCAATTTTATCTACGTTACCATAGACTTCAGTATAAACGTTTTCTAAAAAATCGTGATACTGAGGAAAGTTAGGACCAGTAATGTTCCAATGGTAGTAATGCGCTTTTAAATAAAATGCATAGTGGTTTGCTAAAACCACTTTTAGTGATTGTACTAATTCTTCCATTTAAGTTTCTTCCCTCTTCTTTGTTCCTATATTGTATTTAGCTGTTAACAACCATTCATTTTTTTCTTTATATGAGATGATTTTAATCTGAGACAATGGTGCGATTGGTTCTAATGAATTTTTAGAAACAATTTCAATCAGTCCCCACTCAGCTAATAAATTTGCAATAGTGTTTCGTCTTGCTAAATCGTTTTCTTCAAAGTCTGTTGTTTTTCCATCCAACGCAAACAATTCTTTAAAATGTACAATATAGTATTTTCCTTTTTTATGTAGAATATGACATGATTGGTATAGTGTTTTATCTTTGCGAGATGCAACGCCAATACGGGTTAGTGTCTCTTTTACTTTAAGAAAATCGTCTTCTTGTTTTAATCTTACTTCAAGTAAGTCTTCAATGTTCACCGCCATTCTTTTTCTCCTTGGACTTCACGCCACCTTTTTGTATTTTTTGTTTCATCATCTGGAGTTGGTCGGACGTTATAAGATTCTGCACTTGTTTAGCCTTAGCATAACTATAGCCAAAATATTCAGAAATCACATTAATGTCTTCAACTACTTCATTCTTAAACCACTTGCTAAAGCGTTTTCGTGGCCTGATGGTATTTAGTAAATACAAAAATTGAGGTTTGTTGTCTAGAAGATGACGGCTATTCATCTCATTTGCATATAAAACGGTGTCGGAAAAGTAAGATAGTCCTTTATTAACGATGTACGCATTGTACGATTTTTCGGCTAGTTCATCATTGTCAGTACCAACCATCATGTTTTCTTTTGATTGGTTGATAGCGTTTAAATAATCAAATGGTGTTGTCATTTGAATTCACAGTCAACCATCACTTCAGTTAAGAAGGCGACAAAGTTAATTTCTTGGTCAACGACAAATGCAGACTTGTATTGATAGTCAGCAAGCAATAGAACCATACGTGGAACAGAATCAGGCTTCAAGCATTCATTGCTATTGTCAAAGATTCGTTTGAATAATACTGATGGTTCATTGTCTAGATTCTCTGCAACCCACTTACGCATACCTGTGAAGTCTTTTGCTTTCAATCTTTCAACTAATGACTTGAAATTGTCACTTGAAATATTTGCAAGAATTCCAGTATCAATCTTACCTGTAGCAGAGTAACGTTGTAGTTCATTAAGAACACGCCTCCAATCAGGAAAGTGTTTCATAATTAACTGAGCAACAACTGCCAATTCAAACTCTACATTTTCTTTTTCAAGAATGCCAGTCATACGTTTCAAAAAACGAGCGGCAAGTTTTGGTTTGTCTGCGGCGTTTATCTTAAAGTGTATAACGGAACATCGACTGTGAAGTGGGGCGATGATACGATTGAGAAAATTGCAAGTAAGGATAAAACCACAATTAGCAGAAAACTCTTCCATGAAGTTCCTGAGTGCGGGTTGAGTAGATTGAGGATTAAGGTAATCAGCCTCATCAAGTATGACATATTTTCTTCCACCAGAAAAGGAAACGGTCGATGCAAAGTTTTTAATTTCATTGCGTAGGGTATCAATATTACCATTCATCGATCCGTTAATAACGATATAATTACATCCAAGTTCTTCAAGCATAGCCTTGGCGATAGTAGTTTTACCAACGCCAGGACCACCAGTAAGAATTAGATTGGGAACGTTCTTTTGCTCAACGAATTGTTGGAACGTAGCCTTTAAGTCTGCCGGAAGAATTGTGTCTTCGACAGTTTTTGGTCGATACTTCTCGACCCACAAAAAATCTTGTAGCATGTGTTCACCTTATCATAACATAAAAATATATTCTAACA